CGGCGCTGGCCGGCCGCTCCTGCGGGCTTCTTCGAGCGTGGCCAGATCTTCGCGGCAGTGGTATCGGACAGGAGATTCGCCTTGTTGAGGGGCGTTCCCTCGACGGTAGGCGCATCCTCGCGCTTGAGGTATTCGTAGTGATTGAGCGTGCCGTCGGCGTTATAGACGCCATACCGGATCGCGCCGTTGGCTAAAACCTGTGTTGGCTGCCTATCTTTCATGTGAGTAATCCTCCTGCGGCGCACTCCGCCGCGCCGGTGTGGCGAAAAGATTTTGCAACGTTGACGATTAAGTCTTCGCAGAGCGCAAGAATGCGCTCGATATCATTCGCGCCGATGTAGGTCAGGCGCGCCAGCTGCGGCACGTCCGGCGTCCCGGCAGGATACGCAAGCGCGTCGCGAATGTCCTGTATCTGCCGTCGGTATGTCTCGGCCTGTGAGGCTACTGGAATGTCCGTGACAGCCCAATCGGTTTTCGCCGTCCACGTGATGCTCTTCCCGCAGATTGAGGCGAGGCGTCCCGCCAGATAATTCAGGGCCGTTCCCACGCGATTAAGATCAGCGGCGTTGTACGCGCCCTTCATCCCGGTCAGCCATTCCGCCTGCTCGGCTGCGGTCATGGCCGCGAACCCCTTCGCCGCCAGCTCCCGCACCCGCTCCACATCCGCCAGCGTCCGGTCGGTGACGAGCGTAACGATGATTGTGCTCATACACCCACTCCTTTTGTGATTGCGTAAAGGCCCCCGTCGAACGTCAGTGCGAGGCCCGTCTGCACCGCGCTCTCATTCTGTCCGAATGCGTCCGAAATTTTGATCGTGTCGCCGGTTTCAAGCGCCGGGTTGCACCGGTTTTTTACGCTGTAGATTTTGCGGCGGTTATACTGTGCCAGCAGCCATGCGGCAACGCTTTGATAATTTGCTGGGGCCACGCACGGATTGCTGATGCTCTTAATGTTTTTTCCGCTCCCGGCTGTTACCGTTTCGTCGACGCTATCCGAGTAATCGCTCTTGATGTGCAGTTCTACGCAGTCAACCGCTTCCGCTATGCTCACGCCGTCGTAATCATACAGTTCATCCGGCGTTATGGCCCCGCGCACAGTGCCGGGAGACAGCTCCGCAATATGCAGATCCCCAGATCGATCAAACCACACGGAACACATGGCCGCCTGCGCCAGCAGCCGGATCGCTTCCCGGCGCGTTGTTTTTCTGGGAATTGCGGGAACAACTGTTCTTTCTGCCACATTGCCGCCATAGATTACCGTGATATCATAGCCGGTCAGGACGGCGGCGACCGCCGCTTGCAGTTCGCACGCGGTAGCGCTCCCTGATTCATATGTCGCCCGTTCGAGCGCCGCAGCCATATCGTTGCCTACCAGCTGCGCCGTTACGCCGGAATTTGTTGCCGTTACCGACGTAAAGAAAAATTCGCCGACATCGACGTTTTCTCCGTTTACGATGCACTTTGCCAGAAGCTTTTGCCCCTCCTGAATCACCGCAAAAATTCCATCCGGATTGAGGATGTTGTATCTGTGATCAGCGTTATCGAATGTAAAGGATATCTGCCTCGACGGGAAAGCATCGCAGGAAACGGACGCTTCCTCCACGATCTGTACATTTGCCATGCTATCGTTTTCATATGTTTCTGTCAGGCCGAAATCGATCTGCCGCAGCCTTGCCCGTGTTTTCGGCAAGTACGTTTTATCGAACTGAAGCGTCAGCCTTGTGTAATTTGCCGCTGGCAGGCTGATGTTCTGCCGAACCTGTGTGATCGCTTTTGTTACGGCTGCAATCACGGCGTTATCGCTCCCGTATGCGGTTAGTGTGATCTGGGCCGGATACTGCTGCATTTTATCATCGAACAGCAGCGACCATCCAACGGTCGACACTGGCGCGGAGAACTCGAAGGTGATGGTACTATCCAACTCCGCATTTTCGTCCGAAACTTCCCCGCTCCACCAACCTGTTTGCTGCCCTTCAAATCCGTCATTTGGGATATCAATTGTGCCATCCAGCATCCATCGATTCAGCTCCAGCCCGGCAAACTTCCCGGATATGGTTTCGTTTTCGCTGATTGTCTCGCTTGCTTTGGTCCCCGGCGCAGAATCCGATGCTGAAACCGTTCCGTTCTTTTTTGCGGACGGATCGACGAGGTAAAACCGGACGAGCATTCCAATATCCCGGACGGCAGAAAACGGCGTAAATCCACTTGATACCTTTTGCATCAGTCCACCCCTTGCTGCGTTGCGGTGATGGTCACGCCGCACCATTGGGAAACCCCGTCCTCATCGTAAATAATGGCCTTGTATTCCGGCTGACTGAACAGAAAATCCCGTGTTTTATCGCCGTCAACATCAGGGTACGTCACACGCAGGACGTGCTTTGCGTTGATCATGCTCCGCAGAATCCTGAGGTCCGTGACAGAAAGCCATCCCGTTGGGATTATCAATTCATTTTTTACCCCAATGATATCCATAACCGTCTTTCCGGACGCCATTGTCGCGGTTGCGCCGATATCCTTTGGCTGAATCGTGAACACGAGATCGCGCAGAAGCGTGACCGTGTTTGTTCCGTCCGTGATTTTAATCCTACGCAAGCGATACACCCCTTTGTACGATCTCGCCCCGCAGCGGATCGAATATTGCTCTTGCTATCGTCTGCCCATCGAGCACAAGGTTGATCTGCATCGGCGTACCGGACTGGTTGTTGGCCAGCAGACCGTTCACAACACCGACGGAGGACTTTGCCGCGCCGGACACGGAGAAGGATGTTGTGCCAAAGGTCATTTGATCCTCGATATTCTTCCGAACGTCAGTCATTTCGCGGTCAAAGCCTTGTCCAAGTCCTTCTGCCATGTAGCCGCCGATTCCGGCGAAGACTTTAGACGGGGACGCAATACCGAGGATGCTCTTGACACCGCTTACAAGGCCATCGACCATATCGCTTACCGTCCGCTTTAGGCTCTCCCACATATGCAGAAATCCGTTTTTGATACCGTCAACGATATTTGTTCCGATGCTGCCCCAATCGTATCCGAGGAACGTATCTACAATCGATTTGATTATCGTTGGGATCGACATGACAAGATCCGGGATTGCGCTAATAAGGCCCTCAATAAGCGCCATAATGATTTGCGGGCCGGACATGATGATTTGCGGAAGATTGTTAAGAATCCCCTGTACAATCCCGATAATAAGCTTTGGCGCAGCCGCAGTAAGCTGCGGAATGGATTTAATCAGGCCGTCGACGAGCGACATGACAAGCTTTACACCGGATTCTATGATTTTGGGGAAGTTTTCAGTAAGCGCGGTGATGAGATTTGTGATAATCTTGGGAGCCACCTCAAGCAGCCTCGGGACGGCGTCAATGATTCCGTCCGCCAGAGCGAGGATGATCTCAAGTGCCGCATCTACCAAATTCCCGAGGTTGCCAGGGTCGGTCAGCGTTTCAGCGATTTTGATGATTGCTTCTGTTGCCGCCGGGATCAATTCCGGAAGCGTCTCCGTAATGCCTTGTACCAGAGAGATAATAACATCTATACCGGTTTGAATGATTTCCGGCAGAAGCTCGACTATGGCCGGAACGAGAATCCCAATTGCCGTCGGCGCGATATCGCCCAGAACGGTAAGGATCTCCGGGAGCGCGGACATAAGCCCAGTAACCAGATTTGATGCGCCCTCAATAAGCGAGGGAAGGGTGGATCCGAGTATGCCCGGAAGCTGCGTGCTTACGGTTACCATCAGCGTAGTAATCGCCTCCACAATGCGCGGCAAAAGCTCCTGAATGCGCGGGATCAGGTTATTGCCCGCAACGACAATGGAATCCGTGAAGTTGCCCACGAGAGTTCCGAGATTCTGATCCGGGTCGGCGAGGCCGGTCACGAGGTTCTTCCATGCGGCTTTTACCATACCGAACGAGCCTTGAATTGTGGACGCGGCTTCTTTTGCGGTCGTGCCGGTGATGCCCATTTCGGTCTGCACGACATGGATTGCATCTACGATATCCGCATAGCTGGAAATATCGTATTTGATACCGGAAATTTTCTCCGCATCTTCAAGGAGGCGCTGCATTTCGGCCTGCGTGCCGCCGTAGCCGAGCTTGAGGTTATCAAGCATCGTATAGTTTGCTTTTGCGAAGCCCTGATATGCATTTTGGATTAAAGTCATGTCCGATCCCATTTTGTTGGCATTATCGGACATATCAGTCAGCGCCAAATTTGCTTTTTCTGCCGCTGCACTGGTATCCCCATCGAGAGACTGCAGCAGGGATGCAGAAAAGCTTGTCACCGTCTCCATGTACTCATTCGCAGACAACCCAGCGGTTTTATACGCGTTGTTTGCGTACTCCATGACTTTATCTTGGCTATCCTTAAAAAGCGTCTCCACGCCGCCGACGAGCTGCTCATAGTCTGCGTATGCCTGGACCGCCTTTGTGCCGATTGTGCCGATTGCCGTCGCCGCTGCCGTCACGCCGACTACCGCAGCCTTGCCGACAGTAGCAAGGCCGTTTTTAATCTTCTCGCCGAGGCCGAATGTTTTCTTCCCGGTTTCGTCGATGCCCTTGTCTGCCTCGGACGTATCGGCGCCGATTTTTACAAAAAGTTCAAACAGATTCATCTTTGGATTTTTTCACCTTCAATCCGCACCGGCGTACAACGTCGGCGGTGATCTCCTCGCAGGTTCGGTTGTCCTGCGGCTTCGGGCTGATGATGTCGGTATACTTTGCCTGCACAAAGCTTCCGCCCGCGAATTTCGCTGTGTTTTCCGTGATCGTGCGCATACACTCCGCCGCATAAATGCGAAAGGCTGATTCCTCGTTCTGCCGCTTTATTAAAATCGGCAAAAGGCGAATCAGCCCTCCGGCGCTTATTTTTGGAGCTGCCAGAAGCGCAAGCGTTACGCTTTCGCCTCCGACGCGCACGATTTGAAAAAATCAGTGAGATCTTTGTCCTCTGCCAGTTCCCGGATCTGCCGCATTGTAACGAGAACGTTCTGCTCCAGGATCGCGTCAACTGTCACGCTGTTTACCACAGCCAGAATGCTGAACGCGTCTTCTCTATGCTTTTTCAGGATCAGCGGGATCCACTGGCCGATGCGCTGCACGCCGATTGCGTACCTCTCGCCGACTGTCTGCGGCTTTTCGTCGTCTGTCAGCTTTTTCAGGCTTCCCCTGAGTTCTTCGTCTGACACGATGTTCAGCGCGTATACGCTGATTTCGCAGAGGACATCTGCCGCCTTATCGGTGCTGAATTCCGAAAGTTTCATATCGGCCTCCTATCAGGTTTCTGCCGTACCGGCCTTGATGTACAGCTCATACGGCACAACATCCTGCTTTGAGATCGAGTAATGCGCGGTGTACTCAAACGCCATTTGGCCTTTGTTCTTGTCGGCAGTCTTCAGCTGGAAGCCGCCCGTAGAAAGCGCATTCATCAAACGGATTGCGATAAAGCCGCCATTGGTTGCACCGTTCTTGTCAGAGTAGTCGCCGACAAGCCAGATGTCCTTGAAGTCGGAACTGTCCAGGTCACGGCGCGGAACAACTTTCGTTGCGTCCGTGCCGTCGATGTCCGCCGCCGCCATAAGGGATTTGGCAGATGTGGTCGTCACCGTGACAAACGTTCCGGAACACTTTACGTCCACGTCATCCAGCCGTTTCAGTTCGAGTGTATTCTTGGGGCAATTATCTACATCTTCGCCGTAGTCAGAGAACGTCGGTGTCGCCGCGAACGTAATGCCGCCGGTCGTTGCGCCCAGCTGATTTTCTGGTTCAAACGCACCGGTCGCCGGTGTGAAATCGCTCAGAATTACACCGGCGTTGATTTGCAGCTGCTTGAAGGTATCAGCAGGTATTTTTGTGAATTTTGCCATGAAATCAGTCCTTTCAGTTTGCGGTGATGTACTCGACTGTAATGTTCAAGTACCGCCGCTTGATATTTGCATCAGAATCGTCCCGGACGTTCTGGCACCACGGAGATCCGCGCTTGATCCAGATTGCGCCGTCGTCACACGGCACAAATACGCCGCCGAGGCCGATCGCGTCCGCGATCTCCTGTGCTTTTGCGTTTGGCTCCGCTTCCTGCGTGGTGTAGTACCACAGATTTACTGTCAGGCCGATTTCTCCGCTGTCCCACGCGCCTGTGATCAGTTCATAGGTCAGCCACGGGAAAACGGCGTCGTCCGGCACGCTGGACGCGGGATAGGCCGTCAGGAATTGTGAGAACCACGCGTGCAATGCTTTGTCTTTTGTCATGTCGGCAGTGCTTTCTTTTCAGCAGTGAAGTATTTCAGGGCAAAGCTAGCGGACTTCGGCGTCTGTTTATCCTTCGGCTCGGACGTGACGCGGTACGTCTCGCCGGTCGTCTTGTCGCGGAAGAAGTCGTTATAATCGATTGGTACGGCCTTTTGCACAAGCACCGAGTAAACGCTTGTCACGCCCTCTTTCTCCGCTCTGCGCGCCTCCATGGACGTGTCAAGCGCCTGATAGTTCATAAACTCCGCGCCATCCGTCCATGTGGTGATATATCCGCCCGCTCCATCCGGTGTGCGGCTTTTTTCGAGCAGCACGCACGGGCGGGCAAAATCATCAAGTAAGCTCATATCAGATCTTCCTCCACTGGTTCATGCGCGATTTGAACGTCGTCTGCCATGTCACGGCCCCGCTCGCGGACGTGCTTCCGCTTGATCCCTTCGAGTAGCTATACCCGCCGAAGCTTTCCGAGGTGAACGGGCTTGCTGCTGCGTCGCCGTTTTTTTCCTGCCACGCTCTGATTTCAGCTTCGAGGGAGAGGACAGCGGACGGGACGGCCATCGGCCAGACAGAGCCATCAAAGGTCTCGTCGGCCATCCCGTAATCCGGGTATTGGTGAACTCCGTCGTTGAAAACAGAGCCGACAATCCGGAAGAATTGCCCTTCTTGCAGGAACGGCAGCGCCAAGCTGGCGGTTTTCTCTTGGTGAGTTCCGCTGATCCGATCCGTTTCAAACCAGTTCCGCAGAACCCCGCACAATTCGGTTAGCATTGCGCTGCCGCCTCCTTACTTCGCCGTTACCGTCGCGTTTCCGGCCTTCTGCGCTTTATAGGTCGCATCAGCCTCAACAACAGTGATCTTTTTGCCCGTCGCTGCCGTGATATCGGACTTGCCGTCCCACGTCTGCCACGGTCTGACGTTCTGGCCGTAGGTGACGGTCTCAGCCGAATCGCCTACCTTGTACTTGTAGACGTTGCCGCTTGCTTCCTTCGCGGGCGTTACCGTGATCTTCGTGTCACCTGTCGCCGTGCCCGCCGCAGAGGTAACCGTTAGCGTGCCGAGCGACGGGGTCTCGTCAATGTCAGCAACGGCAATGCCGTCCTGATACTCCGCGAACAGGGTCATGCCCATGATCGCAAAGGACTCGGAGACCGCAGTGGAGTAGTTGCCCTGCACATGGAAACCGACAAGGTTGGTTTCTCCGTCGGTTCTGTAGTCGAGCCCGGCACGGGCGAAATCGCTGTCAGCTGGATCGATATAGTACAGAACGATGTTTTCAACCGGCGTCGCGATCACGCGGCCGCGCTTGATCTCATCGTCGGACAGCAGGAAAACCGTGCTGTAGCCCATGAAATTCTTGATGTACTGGAATCCAAACTCGGTCTGAATGGTGATGTCTGCGCCACCGAGGTAATCGTACAGATCCATCACGTTCACGAAGCCAACAACGTTGGTCGCGGTGCGGTGCATCTGCTTGAACTTGTTGATAACAGCGCCCTTCGCCATTGCAAGCGCACGCTGCCAGTTGGTTTCGCTGACAGTCAGCAGGCCGGTATTCAGGTAATCGTAGAACCGGTTCGTGACGTTGGTCTGAAGCTCATACAGGAAAGCTTCATCGGTCATCGCGACTGCGACATCATAGCCGTATTCCTTGATTGCCTCGATGGAGACCGCCTTCGCGTACTTTTCGACGTTGATGTTCGCATAGTCCTTCTCGATGACAGTCGCCTTGGAGTAGGGGATTTCTTCGCCCTCACCGACGCTCTGCGCGAGCGTCACGCTTGCGGTCTTGGATTTCAGGACGGTGCCCGGCTGCTTTTTGATGGGGCGCATAATGCCGAGAATGTCGCGGAGGTGCTGCCAGTTCCGCGCAAAGCGGGTTACAAAATCGATTTCACGAGCGGTTACCTGAACGTCGCTCGTCATGGTCAGGTTGTTTTTTGCTGCCATATTATTCTTCCTTTCCGAACAAATTGAGATTTGCGGCAATTGCTGCCTGCCGTTCAGACGCGTCCCTGATTTTGAAGATGTCGTCCCGGCTCATAGCGCCGCCGTTGTTTGCGGGCGGGTCTTTGGTGTCCGCGCCCTTCTGCTTGGTGGTAACAACGAAGTCCGCCCACTCTTCCTTGATGGACTTCTTCAAATCATCGGCGTTCTTGATCTTGCCGTCTTCCAATTCAACCGTAGAAAGATCGGTGACCTTCAAAACCGAATCAATTCGTTTTTCGCTGATACCCACAGACTTCAAAAGTTCCCGATACGCGGATTCCTTCGCGCTCTTGGTTTCCTTCTGCATCTGCTCTCTTTTGTAGTCGTCAAATTCCTTTTTGACTTTGTCGTGCTTATCCTTCCAGCCATCGTCGCCTTTGGCTTTCAGGTTTTCAAGCTCCGCCTGTACTCCGGGGAGCTTTTCAGCGTCTGCCTTATACCGCGCAAGGTCGGTTTTCAGCCCGTCTACGGTATCGGTGTGTGCCTCAATGATCGTATCCATCTGCTCTTCCGTCAGCCCCATGCCCTTCAGGAGCTTTCGCGTCAGTGCCATGTTCGTTCTCCTTTCCTTTGGCCGCAATTCTTCGCGGGCGAACGTATAATTTTACGTTCCAATTCTACCATGCAAAAAACAACGCAATCCCCCAGCTGGGGGATTGCGCCATTTTTTATCCGTTTTTCAGTTCGTTTTCGATGATTTGCCGGTATTGCGCCGCATGGTCCGCTGCTGCGGGCTTCAAAAACGGCTGTGCTTTGTTTCCAGCCGTCCAGTGCCAGTTCCCCTTCGCGTCCTGATACGCCCACGGCGTAGGTCTCCCGCCCGGATAATACTTACCGGTTCCGAGTTCGACGTATGCGGCATATTCCGTGTCACTTCCGATGTATGCAGCCGGTTCCCCTTCATCTACGCGGTGCGTGATACTGTTCCTCAGATTGCCGGTGTCCACCGGGCAAAGCCGCTTTGCATACTTTTCGGCCGTCATGCCGATCTTTTCTAGGGCGCGAATCAGCGCGTCGTGCATAGCGGACTTCACTTCTTCGGAGTTGTCGATAAATTTAACGTCCATTTTTCTTTTTCCACCCTGCCCATTCAGCATAGCTCATGTTCTCAATCAACTCATTCCGTCCGGTCGCCTGGTTCCTGGCGCGGCGCTTGCCTCCGGAGGTGTCGATTCCTTCAATCTCGGATACCAGCGTGCAGCGGCAGTTATAGATTTCGGACGGTGGGCCGTTTGGGTCGCCTGGGTAGCGGCAGCCGTTGGAAAATTTCTTGTCGTTGTCGACGATTTCGCCGTCGAGCATGGCGTGGGAGTGGCGGGTTCTTCCGTCGAGCGTCGCCATCCATTGTTTTCTGCACTTGATTCCCATTTTCTCGGCAGCATAATAGGAATCCAGCCGCCCGGCGTTCTGTGCGCCGGTAACGGCTGTGCGGGCCGTCCGGATGGCGCTGTCGCGGTTCATGGTTGTAATGCGGCTTTGCAGATCATCCGCCATGCCTTTGATGCTCCGGCCCTGTAAAATGGAACTGGTGACGCTGGCCGTGATCTGCTTTTTCCCGTATGCAAGATCTATCCCGCGGTTGAGCGCCCGCTTTTCCGGATAGTACGGCATAAGCTCCGGCTGCTCGGAGATCAGGCGCTTCACGGTCTGTTCGTCCCAGATATCGAAGCCAACGTCACCGGTGACCTGCTCAATGGTGTACGCCGCGAAATTCCGGTTCAAACTGTAAATGCCCGGCGTTGCATCGTTGACATACGCAACAGCAGCAACGTTTGCATTTGTCATGCGCTCGGCGACCTTATCCCGTAGCGCCTCAAAGCGCTTTCCACGCCCGATCTGCGCAAGCCGCCATTGCTTGTATTGTTCCTCTGTGATATCGTCAGCGTCCAGCCGCGCCTTTTCCACCGCGTCACGCGCTGCAAATTTACCGAAGTAATCCCTGATCGTATCCGTCAGATCGTTATACGCTTCCCTATATATCGCAGCAATCCGCTTTTCAAGCTTTGCGAGCTCTGCGTCGGTCATTTTCTGCCCGGCGGTGTTGCTTGTGCTCATACACTTCTATCCGCCCCGCCGAGCACGGCGCAGACGAGGGTAACGATGATGGTGCTCATAATATTCTCCTCAGAAGCAGAACGCAAAGCTTACGCCGAGGCTGCTTGAGGCATTGGCCGCGCCCGCCTGGCCGTTTGCTCTGACTCTGCAAAACATACCGCCACTGGCTGACGACCGTTCCCACCAGAACTCGTCAACGCCTTCTCTCTTCTTGATCTTCGGGTTGCCTGCCTTGTAATAGTCGTATTGGCTTCCTTCCCCGGCTACGGAAGAACTTGCAGTCCCGAAAATCTCCACCTCGCTGAGCAGGAACAGCGTGTCCGATACTGTCTCAATCGTCGTGCTGTTGCCCCCCTCAGATGTCTTCTTGTTTACCGCGCGAATGCCGTTCTGCACCTCCGCCGGCATCAGCGCCAGAATCGCAGGCAGATAGGTCAGACGCATATCGGTGTTCTTCCAGCCGAGACCGCTCAGGTTGGTGCTGTACATCTGCTTTGCTTCGCTGTAACAATCATGCAGCTGGAATGTCAGCGGAGCCGTGCCGGAGCCGTCCGCATACTCGTCATGATTCTTGCCGATGATATCGACCTGATAGGCCGTCCCGCCGATGTTCATGGTCTTGCTGTCGCCCACGGCCCAGCTGTCCGGGGCGATCCCGGTCCTGCACACCGCGATGATCTCTTCCCATGTATTGTCGGCAAAGCTGTCGAGATACAGGGGCATTTTCATGCTCTGCGTGCCGATCACGATGCTCTGCGCAGCATTCACCCCGTTTTTCGCCGACGTAACGCTCCACGCGCCTGCCTCCGGCAGCTCCAGCGTGCACACTCCGTCTGTCCCGGCAGTTCCCGTGACCGTTTTGGAGCCCTTCACTGCCGTGACTGCCGCCCCGGCAGAGGTGGTCACGACCAGCTTCGGCGTAATGCCGGTCTGGATCGCCTGAATTGCCGACACGAAGCCAGACGGATAGACCAGCTGCGCGGACGTGCCGCCCTTGGCTCTGATCGCGTTCGCGACCGCCGTGAGGTCGGTGTCAAATGTCAAAAATTCCGCCATCAGAAGCTGCCTCCATTCGCGTTCGTGATTGTCGCCGCCGCCCACGCACCGTTGACCACGCGCAGGAATTTGCCGTTGTCGGCAGATGTTACGGCAACAGGCGCCATATAGTCTGTCCCAGCTTCAGCCTGTGCAAGATATCCGTCATTGCCCTTGATAAGTCCGGAGAAAGTGGTGGAAAGATTAGTTCCTATACTCGAATTCCTCCAGCCGCGTAACGCCCCGTGATAAGCCATCACTTGGCCCATTGTCGCGCCTGGAAGCGCAATTAGCGCACTTTCCGGAAGCCGTGTACGCCATACAGGATCTATATCTAATGCTGGGTGTCGCATCTCAATGGAGCGCATTCTGATGCCAGCTCTCGCAACAGTAAAGATTGCGTTCGCAATGTTGTTTGATTCAGCAGCATTTATAACGATTTCCGCCAGCGGGTAATATATCCCGTCATATTGCGCATAACACCGCTTCTGTTCCAGAATCGCGTTGCGAACCTCATCATATGTTTTGCTCGGTGTAAGCGTAATCGGACTGCTTTCATTGTCTTTTTCGTCTGCCGTGCAATCGATGATAAAAACATCTGCACAATCCGTGCCCGCTTTCGCTGCTGTAATGCCGCCCATGCCGTCACCCTTCAGGATGCCGCTTGCCGTAATCTTGTTCTGCTTGGAAGACAGGGCACTTTTGATCTTGCCCCAAAAGTAGCTCAGGCCGGTATTGTCAAGATAGGCCATTTGTCCCTCCTTACGTGTCGGCGGTGATCGTGTCGATCTCCGTGTTTGTGATGGATACGATCTCGAACATTGCGCCCAGCGCGTCCCAGCCCTCGCCTGTCCAGGCGTAATTCATGCCGGTGTCCTCGACGTTCCAGACGTCGCCGACCTTATTCCCGCTCGTGGGAAGGGCAGAATATGTCGCCTTGCTGCCCTTGTACTTGTAAAGGCCGGTGATATCCGTCTTTTTGGCATAGTCGCTTGCCGCGCTGAAGGCTGCGAGCTTGCTGTAATCCGCAGCGGTCATAAGCCCGGGAGAACTGGCCGTAGCGGCCTCGTATTTCGTGTCCGTAAATACGGCGTCCGCCGGGACGTCCTTTTCCACGGTATGCCCGTTTACCTTCTGGGCGTCGTCGACTACGCCGTTGCCATCTTTGTCGTACACGCTCTTGAGCATATCACCGCCGCCCGCGCTGGCTACGGAGTCGTCGACGTATTTCTTCGTCGCGGCGTCCATGTCGGCGTTCGGGGCCGCGCCGAGCGTCAGCTTGCCGGTCAGCGTGCCGCCAGTCAGCGGCAGATACTTCGCTACAAGGGGCTTGATCTTGCTGTTCCAAAGATACAGCAGGCCGTCGTTGTCAAGGTATTTACTCATTTCAGCATCTCCTCAATTTCAGTATTCGTGATCCGCTCCGCTGCGGGCGGAATCGTGTTCAGTTTTTCTATCAGTCCTGTGATTGCTTTGATCGGGTGCTGGTCATCCGCGTCCCGGTTGGTCAGGGCTCTGTGGTCTGTCGTTCCGCCGGGGCCCGTCCGGACTGCGGCGTTAAATTCCACGCCGACCGCGCCCGGGGAGCCGAGGTCAAAATTGATCGGGCTCATCACAACACCGCCTTTGAAAGCGCGTGCGCAACGTCGATCTGCTTGATCTCCGAGCCAATCACGTCACCGCTCTTGAATTTCACGCGCACCTGCATCTGGCAGAGCTTCGGCAGGCGGAATGTTTCTTCCTGCGCCAGCGGGAAATAGAATTTCCCGTCCGCGTATGTGATCTGGCCTGGGTAATACTTCTGCAAATACAGAAGCGTCATTTCGATCTTCTCAATATCGTCGATCTCGACAGCCTGCCCGTTGTTCTTGACCGTGACGGCCAGGCTGTACGCATCGCCCTGTACCATGCTGCTCATACGTCTATTCCTCCATATCTTTCGTGGAATATCGCTCTAATTCTTCCGCGCTTTTCCTCTTCAAAATGTTTGCGATTTCCTCCTGCGTAAGCCACGGCAGCTTGCTCAGAATCGTTTCGTCGTCAAGGTAGCTCGCGGCAAGCAGCACCATCTGCGTCTGCTCCAGCTGGTTCACGATCTTCGAACGCGTAAATGTCGGCTCATCGTCAATGCCGATCAGCGCAAAAAGCTGATACAGGAAATCACAGACGCAGTATTCGAATTCGTCGACCTTGTTGTCCATCTGCTGGTATGCCGCCGTGATCTCGGTCGCCGTCTTTTGCCCGCCCTGTATTTTCGTGGTATCCAGCATCTGAAAGTCCCTGTAAAGATCGTCGCTGAGTCTGCTCAGCAGCGCTTCCCGCGCCTCGACTGGAATCGTAAGCGTGTGGGCCTCCGCCTTTGCGCCGTCGTCGTCCACAAGGCCGACTCCGATCCGCCGCATAGTTTCTTTGAACCGCGCCATATCGATTTCGTCCATGCCGCCTGCGTTGGAGATCGTCCAGTAGATAATCGATGCGTCATCGACGGTATCCGCAAAACCGGATTTAATCAGATCGTAGCAGTCAATTGCCTCGCGTTGGCCAACAAGCTCGGACTGCCGGGCGCGATTGCCGTACATGGGGATGATCGGGAATCCGGGGTAATTCTGATACTCCAAGATTTCTGTTCCGTCCACCTCAGACGAGGCTTCGACGGAGATATAGCCGCGTTTCGGTGCTAAAATCTCCATCTCTTTCCCGCTCCTGCGGATGAATTGTGTGAATCCGTCCGGCTCGTACAGTGTCGCTCGCAGCGGCTTGTTCGCCGCTACCTGCCAGAACCGAATACCGGCGCGAAGCGATCCGTTTTCCTCATCCAGCAGCGGCACAAATTCTAGGGCCGTGAACACTTCCAAATGATCGAGGTTCCAGAAGCCATAGGCCACGCCGCCGACGAGCGCCGAGCGCGCCAGATCCTGAATCTGATTGTCAAATTTTTTGCCGAGCCGCTTCTTGTTCTCGGCGTTTTTCAGTATCACGCCGTTGCTGAGCAGATACTGTGTTTCCTGCCGCATGAAAATCGGGAAGAATGCGCTGCGGAGCTTGTAATTTGCGCTATAGTTGTCCGGGATAGCCTTCCCGGACAGCGTATAAAGCAGCTTCTGCACGGTAATGATGGTAACATTTCGGTGCTCGTCGTATTCCCGCGCAATTTTTGCCTGCTGGTACAGATCCGAGTTTTTAAGATCGTTGATCGCCGCCAGAACAAATTCCATTCTGTCCCGATCCGATTTTTCGGCGACCTCTAAAAAATCCTGATATGTTTTCATGCTTCACCTTCTTATCTCGCCAACTCCGGAACATAGGCGTGCTTTTTGAATTTCTTTCTCAAAATCGTCATTACCATATACCGGCATTCGTCCATCGCGTGATCGTTTTCCTTTACAACGCGGTCGACTTCGCTTTTTTCGTCCCAGCGGTACAGGCCAAATTCGCGAATTGTGTTTTTGCAGCCCTCGTAAATCTTAACCTTCCCAGAGGCCAACATTTCAGAAGTCGTCTGGATTCCGGGCATGACGTCGTTCACCGCGCCGCGCACCTTGTATTCGTGATGTTTCTTGATGGTTGCAATAAAGGCGTCTGCCGACGGGTCGACGACTATGCACTGTATGTCTCGCCCGCCGGCCAAACGCCTGATTTCCGTGTAGTATTCTTCCGGGGATTTCTCTTCTTTTTCCTCCCGGCCGCAATAGTAGTATTCTGCGATCCGTACGGCCCGCTCACTTGTTACGTGCCACAGCCCTGCTGAAAATGGATTGTGCGTGCCATAGTCGACGGAAATATAATATTCGCCGCCCGTCGGAATCTCGTGCACGATGCAGTCTTCCCCGAATTTTTGATAAACAAGGCCTTCGGCCACTACCCAGCGCCCGCGCACATAGCGCTCGTAAAAAACGCCAGAATACATTTTTTCGAAGCGCTCGAGCGTTTTTTTGCTCAGGCCCGGATTATCCTGCATTTCGAAATGCAGATAGAGCGCATTTTTTTCGCTTTGGCGCAGAATCCAATCGTTGTAAAACCAGTGGTTGGGATTGCCGGGGTTGCAGGAAAACCATTGCCGTGCGCCGTCCACCGAGCATCTTGCAAGTGCCTGCTCCACGAAGGAGCGCGGCATAAGTACAACCTCATCCAGCAGCACGCCCGCCAGCGTGCGGCCCTGAATCATGGCGTAGCTTGCTTCGTCCTTTCCGCCGAAGACTTCGAAATAATTTATTTTTTTCCCACGGCGGACCGTCAGAATCTTATCGCTGCGCCGCCATCGGATTGCATATCGTTCTCTCGCGAGCGACATCCCCAAAAACGGCGTTACGACGTTTTTGGTGCAGCTATCCACCGTTTTCCCGCAGAGACCGAAGAGCTGATGATCGAAATTTTCCATTGCCCACCAAACGAAAGCCCACATCATGAGCGATGTTTTGCCGGAACGGACTGCGCCGTCGCAGATCAGGGCGTCGTAGCTCGTGTATGGAAACGCCAGTATCTTTTTTTGCTTTTGGCTAATCATCTGTTTTCTCCCGTACATACGGCTCTGCGCCATAATCATCGTTAAACGGCACGATCTCACCGAAAAGTTGCACGTAGCTATCAACAAGCGCCGTATCCACAGTGAGCACCGTGTTTTCCGATCTCGGGTTTGTGTTTACATTTGCGCTGCTCTCAATCAGGCAATCGAAGCGCTCGCCTTTTATCGCCATTACTTTTGCGTGATTGCGGAACATCACCATACGTCCGCCGCACTCGGCAATAAATGCCTTTACCATATCGTACACATCCGGATAGCTGCCCTTGAAAATTTCGCCGAGGAAGAAGTCGACACGGCCAACCATGCCGCGCCTGTGCCATTCTGCAAGATCCTTTACGTCTTCGCCCGCCATGCACCACGTCGACAAGGCAAGATATTTCACACGCTGCTGCCGTAGGACGTGCTTGAAATACGTCATACTGTCGACGTCGCCGAACGAAAAACAGTGGTAGCAGTCTCCCGGCCGAAAATGCCAATCAAGGGCCTTCTCGAGCGCCGCTTCGCTTGCCGCTTTCCGCGTCAGCTGACGTTTCCCTCCTCTATGGCTCACTACGCTCTTTTGGCTTGCTCCCGGCCTTTTTTGGGGGGGATCGTCATTTTCTTCTGGCCCGAAAAGATCATCAAGATCGTCTAAAAAATCACTATCCATCGTTTCCCTCAAGCTCATCCGCGAGTGTTCGCAGGCTCTGGCTCAGAGCGTCGTCCTGCGCTTTATTTTCAATCCGTTCGTCTCCCGCGTCGTCTTTCTGGCCAAGGTACTGCTTCCCAAGCCAGATCGCCATCGTGGCATTCTTTTCGGCCAGCCGCATTTGATGCCTTCTGAGAGATATTTTCCCCTTGCCTCTTTTTTGGCGAAAAACATCTGAAAAACCCGCTCCGTATGTTCGTTTGCACCATGCGTTCAGGGTGCGATCCGTAACGCCGAAAAAGTCCAGGATTTCTTCGCCCGTGCACTGCAAGGCACACAGGCTTTCAAACTGCTTTTGATCGATCTCTTTTCTGGGCCTTGCCATCCGTGCACCCCCTTGCGGCTCTTTGATTTAATAATTTTACCAGCAGCCCCTGCGATCTATCGCTGCCAGCGGCTTTGATTTCTTTTCTTTTTGGCTCGTTCCTTGGTTGCCTTTTTCGCTTTTGGTGTTCTCCCCATGAACGTACCGCCTTCATGGCTCATATCTTACCACGTTTTTTCGCTTATTCTCCCCCAAACGGGGGACTTGCCGTTAATGCCTTCGTCTTCCGAGCAGTCCGTCCGTTGAGATATCGAAAAAATCTGCTATTTTTGCCACGGTTTCAGCTGATGGACGGCGCTCTCCGGACTCGTATCGGCGAATCGTATTTCGCGATAGCCCGCATAGCTCCCCAAGTGCCTCCGGCGACATCCCATAGCGCTCCCGCAGTTTCCGCAGCTGTGCCGGAAAGCCAGGTGGGGGCGGCGTACTGCTGCTCTTTTTGCTATGCTTTCTGCTCACGTCCTGCATTCCCCGTCCCTTTCCGGCTCGGCGCCCTTGCAATCGGAGATATGGCGATACTTGGCGCAGCAATTCTCGCAACGCCAGTCATGGCAGATGCAATCTTTCCTGGTGCATACCGGCTTTCTGTCTGCGCGTGGATGCGTGATCGGTTTCTGGCTCATGCTGATCGCTCCTTTCGTCTTAAAACGCTACTCATTTACGAGGTTTTAAGAAAGCGGCCTCGTTCCGCTTGTGCTCTGATCTTGGATCAACTACATATTTATAGTATTGATACCCGTACTTGGTCATCCTGGCCTCGACTAAGATGTAACCGCGCGGGGCGACGGGCGGATGCTTGGGGCTGTACTCGCGCACGGCCTCTGTCGCAGGTTCCGGCTCGGGTCGGATGCAATTGCGCGTCGCCTTGTACCGGTGGCCGCCGAATTCCTTGCGCCAGTGGCTGTGCAGGTAATTGGCAAGGGCCGTGTAGTCCCGGCCATGATCTACTTTGTTTCCGTTTTCATCCAGATAATAATTATGCTCCCGCAGGTGGCGGATCTCGACCACGCTGCCAAGTCCCCAGATCCTGCCGATCTCTTCGGCGGGAATGCCTTCCGAAATCATATGGAGGTGGAAGCGATTTGTCGACTTGCCCCGGCCATAGACGATCACGATCTTTGCCTCCGGGTATTTATATAGTAGGCGGCGGCAGAGCAGATCGCGAAGCCGCCGCATTTCCTGCGCGGTATGTACCTCATTCTCCACGCTGAGCGTCAGCGTGGAATACAGGCTCCTCGGCCCCGCGCTGGGGGGGTCACTGTGCGCCCGACTATCCGCCGAGAGCTTCCCGTTGAATTCTTCGCGCTCCGCCTGCGTCTGGAACCGCGGCTTTCGCGGCTTGCTGGTCTTTTTGTTCGCGCCATCGGACACGGTATACACGATCTGCGTACATACCGCCCCTGTAAACAGGCGGCGCTTGTGCCTCTTTGCCATACTCCATCCTCTTTTATACAAATAGTGATAGCTGCGCCGTATGCGCGGCGAAACGTTCCTCTTGTTTCGCGAAATAATCCTTGTTGATCTCACACCCCACGAAATCCAGCCCTGCGTCATACGCCGCAATCCGGCTGCTCCCGCTCCCAAGGTGCGTATCAAGTATCTTGTATCCCGGCTTTGCATACCGGGTGAAGATCCACGCATAGAGTGCGACAGGCTTTTGTGTAGGGTGAATCCTTTTCTCATTCTTCCGCTTATCGCCCTGCTGGGAAGTGCCGTCGGCGATGCTTTTGCCCTGCATCATTCCATTCCACATATACCGGATCAGTCTGACGCTATCATGGCAATTTGTCGCCGCGATCTCGCAATCGCTGAAGCTGCTCTCCCCGTTGCACTTATCCCAGACAATTCGTCCGGGCGGAAAAATATATTTATAGTAGTTGCAGCCCCAGACTATGATCTTCTGCGCCACCCTGTTTAGCTCATCAAAATATTCTACGCCCGGGATTTCCCACTCCGGGGAGATCGGGTAATCCCTATGCACGCCGATCTTGCTTACCCTGCTGCCGTAATAGCCCCGGCGTTCCGGGCCGCTGAAATACGGAGGGTCTACCACGGCCAGATCGAACTCCTTATCCGGCAGCGTCCGCATATACTCCATGCAGTCCATGTTGTACACAATGTTCATGGTGATTCCTCCCAATCTACCCGCTCAAAGCGTGGCCGGAGATTCCGGCCATGCGTTCAGCGGATAGAATCTTCCAGATCCTTCAGCGCTGCTTCCAATCTGCGTCTGAGGCTGCGCAGCTTGAAAAATACCAGCACGCCCAGCGCAATCCACTCCAGCGCGGATGCAAGCTCTAAAATCTCAATGATCATTTTCTTCTCCTTCTATCCCTTCCAGTGTTGCTTGGCAGTATTGGCACCGGCGCGGCAGGTTCTTCCTCACGCCGCCCTTTTTCCAGACTTCGACGTGCGGCTTCTGCGGCCTGCCGCAGGCCGGGCAGCGGTAGACGTGGAAGATATCATCCCAGCGCCACCAATTCCCGGTGCGGCGCAGCTGCTTCGCCGCGTTTTTAAGCAGCACGGTATAGCAGTCCGGCACATCCTCCGGGAACCAGCCTGCGATGGGGCCGCCGTTCAGCAGGCACTTGTCGCAGTCGTCCGCCCTGCACGCCCCTATTGCCTGCATGATCTCCGCAAAGCTCATGTCCTTTTTGCCAAGCCGCAGCTCTTCCCGGCGGCACTTGTCTTTCTTACTCATTCCTGCGCCGCCTCCATTTCCTTGCGCTCCTGCATAAACCCGCGCAGGAACAGTTCCAGCAGAGCGGCGGCGCCGTTTACCATCTTCGTCAGATCCCGCTTGCTGATCGCGAGCTTTCCGGTCGTAATCACCTGTAGGTCCGGCCTGCCGATGATCTGGATCACCGGATTCGGTTCAACGGTCTGTGTGCCGTCCGGCTCCTGCCTGTAAAGCGGCGGTGTCGCCTGCTCCATGATGATGCGCGGCGGGTATGCCTCGCCCCGGAAGCTCACGTCCCACTGCAATTTTTCGTAGTCCGCCGTAAAATCGTCCAGCGACGCGGCGAACAGTTCCATGATCTTTGCCATTTTTCTGCTCCTTTCACACTTCCACGCACTCATTGGCGCGGATATTGATTCTTTTGCCGCCGGACTCGATCACATATCCCGGCGCTTTGAACATTGGGTACCGCTCCGCTTGGTATGTGGCTCCGATCCTTGGCTGGTATTCCGGCCATACCGGGACTTTGGCCGTTATGCGGATTCGGACGAGCCTGTGCGGCAGGCGCTTTTCTCCTTCCGGGCTCTCGGTGCGCAGGCCATCCAGCTCCTTTGCAAGCTCCCGGCGGCGCAGCTCCAGTCTTTCTGCCTGCACTTTCCCGCGGCACTCCTTCGAACAGCACCTTGTCTCCATCGTGATCGCGCTTGGCACTTTGTAAAATGTGGCCCCGCAGACCTGGCAGACCAGCGCGACCTTGTTGGATTTGCCCATAGTTTCACACTCCTTCGTCTGGGGGCCGGGATTCCGGCCCCCCGAGGGAGGGAGGCCCTTCCCCCTCTGCGCCCCCGCGCAGGCCCCCCTGCAACTGCCGCAAGGTCAATGGGGAGTTCGTCTTTGAGGGCGAGCAGGTCGCCATCGATCTGGAAAACGATGTGCAGTACGTCAGCATGTGCCCCCAGTGCTATTTCAAGGCACGGCGGGCGTTTTACGCCAAACGGAACGCACAGTAAGTGTCGATCTCCGGCAGGCACAGGAGCCTTCTCCTGCATGAAAGCCCAGATCTCCCAAAAGATTTTTACAGTTTTCAGAGCGCTGCCCAGCCGGGCGGCGCTCTTTTTTGCCTGCCGCCTTCCAAAGTGATATATCAGTTGTATCCCACGGCGAACGTTTTTTGCACAATTGATATATCAGTTTATAAAACAGCGATATCGTCACTTTTTTCACATGTTGTATACAACATTATACCGTCAATTTCGCAAAAAGTTACAAAACCATTGCAATTTTAGAGGTTCTGCCACACTCTCTCGGTCCGTTTCTATGCAATCTATCCAATTATGCAGATTGCATATTTTTTCGCTCCAAGTTTATTCATTTCGGCAATGCCGTCAAATCGCCGCAAATCACGAGAGCAATATTTGTTCGTTTTTTGTCCGTATCACTTCAATTTACATCTTTCTTTTTCCCATCCCTTTTGTTATCATATTTGTATACAACGAGCCTTGTGCAGAAAGGCCCGCTCGATGTTTTTTGATTTATTAGGAGGAGAACAACAATGAGCAAGGCAATTTCCCGTCGTGATTTCCTGAAGGTCACCGGTGCTGTTGGTGCAGCTGGTCTGCTGGCTGCCTGCGGCGGCAATGGCGGCGCTGCTTCCAGCACCGCTTCTTCCGCAGCCGAGGCTGCTTCCGTGGCTGGCCTGAGCAGCGATCCCGTTACCCCGACCATGAGCTGGTGGGGCGGCGAGTCCCGCCCCAAACCTCACCAGCAG